CGTTAATGTTTCTATAACAAACTGGGAAGAATAGTACTCCTCTTTATAATAGTAAGCACATTGTATTATCTTTTTTATTATTTGTTTTTTTGTTAGATACATAGCCTCTTTAGAGTCAAACTCATCAGTTTGTAATTCTATTAATTCGGATAATAATTTTTTTCTGTTCATATCTTAGTTATTTAGTTGTTTTATAATCTTGTTGTATATTTTTTTGGCTTCCTTATTACTATAGTCCGTTAACATTGAAGCTATTAAAATACTTATAATTTGTTTACGCTCATACTCGTATAATGGTATAATTTGTTTTACTATCTTTTCGGTTCTTTTATTCATTGTTTTATATTTCAATTGTTAATTTATTTATTTGAGGTTTTATAATTTCTACTAATTTAAAAGTTTGATATTTTAGCCTATAACGTGTTAGGTCATTGGTAAAAATATACTCTTTTATAGTGTTGTTTTCTGCATTAAAACAAAGGAAACATTTTTTAGTATTACTAAGTTTTAAAAGTAGTGTTAATGATATTTTATAATTATTTGTCATTGTATTTATTTTTAATTTATTAATTGTTTAATGTAGTTTATTTCTTTTACTGGTATATTGTGACATCCAACCCTTAAAACGCTGTTGAAAGCTTTTACAATAAATCTATTATCTACCCTTTGACCTATTATATTTTTATGCTCAATAAGTTTTAATAATCTTTTCGCCTCTAGTATTGATATTTTTACATTTTGGCTAGTTTCTACAAAATCATTGTTAAGCCTTAAAAAGTCGCTATTTGTTTTATTTCTAAACCAGTTAATTTTTAAGCTTTTTCCAATCTTGCACCTTTTGTATGATAGCTTTTTTATCTTTTATAGCTTGTTTCCTGTTAGCTTTCTTTTATTGTTTCTTGCAGGTTATCAAAGTTATTATAAAAGTCATTTGCTATTCTTAAAGTTTCTCTATGCTCTACGTATTTTTTATGCTTTGTTTTTTGCTTTGTATGTTCTAAATAATCAAAATACATTTTTAATGTACTGTTAATTTCATATAAATAAAATTCCTTTGATTTTCTTGCTCTAGTTAATTTATTTAAATAGTCTTTTATATTTTTATTTACTATTTTATAATTTGTTTTTGTTACAAAATATTGTTTGCGGTTTCTTGTTGCTGATGTAATTAAACTAATATGTTTGGCTGTTGTATTGCTGTATCCTGTATCATTTATAAGTATAGTGTCATTATCTATAAAATGCCCTAATAAATAGTGCGAACCATAACTATAAATTTTATCATTATAAAAATACATTGAACCTGTAGAGGTTCGCCCCTCGTTTTGGTTTTGCTCGTTAAATACGTGTACTATTTCGCTGTTAGTAAATACTTTTTTCATTGTTATTATTTTTAAATTGTTTTACTTATTCTTTTTATTTCCTCAATTTTTGCATCAACTAGAGCTATTTTTATTTGTTGCTCTAATAAAGTTATTTTATCTAACAGGTATACGTTATCGGTTAAATTTGCTAGGTCTTTAATTATTTGTATTGTTTCGTTCATTATATTATTATTTTAGTTTATTTCTATTATTTCGTTTTGTCTTATTACAAAGTTAACCCAACCGTTAAAACGCACTGTAGGTAAACCGTTAAAAGTTCCGTTTATTATTCTAATTGCTTTTACATTTCCGTTTCTTGTCGGACTCTTAAAAGTTATTTTTTGACCTTGTTTAAATTCCATTGTATAAAGTTTTTTAGTTGTTAATTGCATAAGATGCACCCTTTGCGCATTCTGTTAATATTTGATTTGCTTTTTTTAATACTTGTTTAATTGTTTTCATATTGTTGTTTTAAATTATTATTTGTTTACTCGGCTAAATTACAAAATTATTTTAAATACACAACAAAAAAAATACAAAACTTTACAAAAACTTTTTTTTAATGCTTTTTAAATGCTTTTACAAAATATAGCTTTGTAGTATAAAAGTTAACAAATGTACAGGCACGCAACTACAAAAATTATTTTAATCTACAAAAGAAAAACTGTTAAATTATTTTTTAGACAAAAGCCAACAGATTTGCAACCCCACCCCCATTATATTAAACACAGTACCCCCTCCATATTAAACATACCCCATCATATTAAACATAGTGATTTACCCCTCCATAACAAAGACGGAATAAAAATAAGAAAGGAGCAACAAAATTAATTGTTACCCCTCCATAATAAACGCACCCCTTTATATTAAACGCTCTATCTTATTGTGTAGATACCTTTGTTCTTACTTGTAGCTAATCTCATCAAAGCATATCTTATCGCATCACAGAAGTGATTAAACTTATCGATTGGTCTTACCCCTTTCTCGTGCCATACATAGTTGTTAAACTCCTTTATAACACCTTTACTTCTAGGGTCTACTATTATTTCATAGTCCTGCATAAGTGCTATACCAGATAGTATACTACCACTCTTCTTTACAGCAGGTTGTATGTTCAATCCTTTCTTCTTTAGTTCTTTTATAAGTCTAGGTTCAGATGAGTCACAAACTATCAAGTCTAAGCCACACTCAGCTCTATTCATATTTGCTATATCTGATGTAGAAAGCCCTGTTTTGCCATAAATCTCCTTTACATAGACTCTATTGTTAAAATCATCTATAGAAATCTTTACAAGTGTTGTAGGGTCTTCAGAGAACCCAAAATCCTGCCCATAAATGGTCTTTTCTGTCTGTATGTAGTCTCCAACCTTCCAATTTCTTATAATTGTTCCTTCTGCCTTAGCTAACCATCCTCCTAGTATCTGATGTTGGTATTTATCTGGTCTTCTAGCCTTCATCTCTAATACTCTGCTAAGAAATGAGTCTGATAGGTTGTCTTTGTTGTCTTTATACGTTGTATGGATGTAAGTTGTGTCTCCTTTAGTTCCGTTATGACCTGCATCAACAATATTACCTAAAAAGAACCTCTGGTATATCCAATGCTCCTTTGTAGTTGGGTTTAGTATCAAAATAACCCTGTTTTGCTTGTTTTGAGACCTTATAGAGAAGTCTATCTTATCAAATGTACCTTCATCATCAAGTTCCTCTGCTTCATCCACTACAAACGTTGTAATTCCGTTCAAAGACTTTAGTGCAGCTGTCTGATTACCACTAGATGTCCTTATACCCTTTAAATATAATGGAAGAACCTGTCTGTAGGTTAGTTATCTCATCCTTAGTTATCCTAAAGTGAGCATTTACTCCCATCATATCAATTTTCTCTACAAATTCTGGTATAATAGATGTATTGGCTGATGCCATTGTATAACGAGTAAACAATATCTTGTGTCCACTTTCGTATGTAAGGTTTAGCAGGAATACGTTTATACCAAAAGACTTACCACTACCCCTACCTCCTGTAATAACATTGTATCTTGTCTTGCTTTGGAATAAAGGTATGTACTTGTCGTGTAAGCTTATACTATTCTTCATCTTCTGGTGTTACATCTATAATATCTTCTTGTGTAGGAGGTTGGTGTCCATAGAAATTTATAACAGGTGTTGCTGATTTCTGTGTAGCATTACCAAACCCATCTTTAGGTTTTCCATAGACGTACTCTAGTAATAGTTTTCTATCGTTATGGTTTTTCTTAGCCTCTTCTGCTAGACTCATCCAGAAGTCTTGTTCAGAACCAAATACCTTTTTAATGGCTTTGACTCCGAACTCCTTCATCCTTTCTCTCTTAGCTTTGTTTATAGCTGCTGTAGTAGGTTTAACAACATCTAACTGACCTTTCTTCCTTTTGTTATACTTCCTACCATCAGTAGGTTTAATCTCATTTGATTTAGCCATAAGTTTAATCTTAATACTATAACGATATGTTTAGGTTTTGTTTACCAGCACATTCCATCCATTGATGTACTGCTCTGTATTACCTCACATCTATCTTTTGATTTCCAAGCCCAAGACTTCATCCTTAACGTCATCATCTCATACATCTCATCTACTCTATCTTCTGGAATAACGTCTGCTAACTCGTGTATCTTATTTCTATCCAATTCATCAAGCTTTCTATCTATTCTTTCATTTATTATCCTAACCCTTTCAGACTTCTTGTTTTCTATTCTTTCTCTTTCCTTCTTCTTATCATCAAAGAACAAGTCATAAACATTCCTAAACCTAACAAAGCTTTCATAGTAAATATCTATCTTTCTTAATGCGTGGAATATAGATGACCTATTTCTTTTTACTCCCATATCTCCAAACCATTCAGATATCATTCTATCATTCATTCCGTTTATGTCACACATTACCTTATAAAACAATGCTCTAAAGTATGCTTGTTCTTGATGCCTTGATGTGTTTGTTAAATCTAATCCTGTTATTTGCACAAATTTATCAGCTAATTGTTTAGCTGCTTCTACATTGTATGTTCTAAGTTTTGCCATTGTTATCTCTGTTTTGTATTTTTTCGTATTCTTTCCATATTTTAATGTAAGCCTCTGTAAGCGACAATACCTCTGGATATGTATGCTTCCTATGTCCTAGCTCTATTGATACCCTCCAGCTACCCTCAAATGCTTCTGGATATATTACATACCCTTTTTTAAAGCAATGACTCTGAGCCTCGTTGTTTGTCTTGTAATAATTAAATGAAGTCTTCTTCTTCTTCGCCATAGTTATATCCCATTTCCTCCATACTACCTTTAAAGTTTAACGCTCTAAGTAATCCGTCACACTCTTCATAAGACTCATCTTCTTCTGCCTTCTTAATCCAAAGTCTTAGGTCTGCTCTAGTGTAACCTATAAATAGTAAGTCAAGTCCTAGTTCATAGAAGTGGTCGGACACATCCTTGTTAAATGGCATACTACAATTCTCCGTAAAATGTATACTGTTCTAAATCGTAGTCACTCATAATATAATTCTTATAAGCGTCTGTAGCCACCTGTAGCTTCTGTAGTCCACTATCTACAAATCCTGCTGTAATAGTATAGACTCCAACATCTAATGTTCTCTTGTCTACTACTAGGAATATAAAGTCATCTGCATCAAACAAGTCTAGGTACAAAGCTGCCTGTAAGTCATAACTATATTTCTTAGCTGAATACTCAAAGTCTTGTATGTTAGCTGTAGTTTTTAAGTCTATGATAGTTGTTCCTTTCTTTGCATCTGCCTTACCTCTAAATGGTAATCCCATAAACTCTCCTATTGCAGGTATCTCAAACTCACATCCACTTAGTAAAGCAGAAGCTTCTTCATTAGCTAATACAGCTTCAGCTATCTTCTGTGCCTTGTTAAGTTCTAGGTTGGTATAAACCAAATCCTTACCTAGCTCTTCAGCAGTTAACTTAAAACTCTTACTAGCTTTAGTTCCGTCTACAAATGTAAACTCATTAAGTCTATGTGGCTCTAGTACACATAAGTGTGTTAGTCTACCATCTCTAAGTGCTTGACTATCTGGAGAACCTTCAGTAAGTGATGTTGCGTATGCTTTAGGGGACTCTATTAGTTTCTTGCAGGAAGAAGATGATAATGCGTGTTGACCTAAGTAGCCATAGTAAAAAGAATCATCATACATCTTAGGTATAATATCAGAGACTTTGAACTCATCTCCGTTTAGCAGTTTTATATTTTTCATAATGATTGTATTTAAATGAACTGCAATATAGTAATATTATTTGTTAAATCAAATAAACTTTATCTTTTTTACAATTAGATGTTCTAGTGAGTTT